AAAACTCAGAGTTTAAGGACTCCCTTAAGTACTTGGAGAACCAAGCAGTCTTAAAGAGTTCTGTAAGTTTTTCATTCTCTTCTCCTGCTTCATTTACAAAGAAGAATTCACTTGCCTCTACTTTCTGGTATGCCACGTTGAGTTTTCCTGCAACCTGAGCATCTAATATAATTTCGTTGTATATCTGTGATAGATATGATCTGTCTGGGAAAAATGGGTCTTCCCACATAGATAATCCCATTCTCCAATGCTCCATCTGTATAATCGTACGAATAAGAGCTTTGTCTAAAATTTCGTTAAGAACACCATCGTTCTTAGCCTTTTGCTTTGAACCTATCGTTAACTGTGCTTTGGCTCGGATTTCCGCCTGTAACCCATCATTAAAGGCTTTTGCGGTCTCTATCCAGTTATTAAAAAATCCTTTTCTGCTATCCATATTAATATAGGTTTGTCTCTATGAAGTCATCAGCTCCAGCATATCCTTCTCCTCCTTGTTCTTCTCCTTCTGGTACTGTTAATAGTGGTAGGTCGTTATCCCAAGCTCCTGTTGCAAGATCGTATAGATCGGCCTCAGCTCTCTCGAAGTTCCTTAATTTTCCATCTGGTACGTGACGTACTGCTACAAAGTCGTAAAGGTAGTAGATTGCAATATCAACTGCAATTTTCTTTACATTGCTGTACTTTGCGTTGTCAGGGGCTAAGAATACAGCCTCTATATCATATCTGTGGTTGAGTTTTCCTCTTACCCTTCCTTCGGCATCAGACATTGGAGTAGTTAGCTTGGCATCATCGTTGTCAATGATCTCGTCTAGCTCCTCCTCATCAATATATGCTAAAAGGGCAGTTTTCGTCAAAAATGCCATATAATTATATTATTGAGTGGTCAAAGTGACAAATATAATCAATTACCCACTAATAAATACCAGAATTTCCAAAAACTGGCAAATATTAGTAACAAATATTGCAAAAATATGTTACAGAATGAATGACTTATACCCCATTGGGTACGATTATCGTGGTTAATGAATGACTTATACCCCATCGGGTATTAGTAAACATATTTAGTTACCCTTGGTATTATCTCTGGTGGCTCGACTTTATCTCCGTCCAAGTACTCTTGATAATCGTTCTGGAAGAACTCTAATAGGAAGTAGTCGTTAGCATCAGAGGTATGTCCTCTCTCCTGATACCTTACTCCTGTCAAATCGTCTTTAACCATCTTCTTGAATTTAGTACCATCCTCAGCTTCCTTGAGATACATATAGTCCTGTATGCTGATCTTAGCTTTCTCTGAACATTTTATATCAATACCAGCAAGACCTCTTTTCGAAAAAACCCTGTTAAGGAAAGCTCCTCTGGTGGCTACATTCGGGTTTTTAGCTGGAACTCTTCTGTCACAGTCATATCCATACTCCCCTAGAGTATACTCGATAATCGTGTAGAAATCTTTGCCTTTCTCCTGCTTAACGTCAGCCTTACGACTCGTTGAATCACCGTAAATATATATTCTCTTGTTTCCCTTCTTTGGTGGATAGTTTCTGTAAAATTCCCGAAGGGTATCGTATAGAGTATTCCGTGGGTGAGGTAACGTAATCTCATCGACAAGACGAGCAGCCTTTCCAGCAGCTTGCCAGATAGTGAGAGTGAGGAAAGGATTAACGTTCTCATCAAAAGAAATATGGAGTGGAAAGCTATCATCGTTGTAAATCTTAGTCTCTGGCTCAACATGACGGCTGGAGTCAAAGTTCTTGTAGAACTCTGAGCCTCTGTCGGCTCTACCCCATAGGCCAAGTGCATATACGTTATACCACTCAGGGTCAGTAGTTCTGATGTGCTGAAAGTTGTCGATCTGGTGCTGGTCGATGAAACCATGTTTTCCGTCAGGATGCCCTGAGATATACCAATTGTCCTTATAGTTGGTATGTAAGAGTACAGCATTTCCTTTATCATTTTTCTGTGAAGTTTGAATTTTAATTATATCTGTGCCTAAATAGTCGTGTAAACTCTCTGGGAATCTTGATAAGTCCTGATCTTGAAGCTGGTAGGGTTTCCAGTTCCAGTTGTCTAGGACATCTTGTTTTACCCAGTGTAACTCGTCAATTGGATTCCATATGCAGATGATCGTCTGGTTAGGTAGACCACGCATCCTGTTGTTCATTTGTTTGAAGTCCTCATGATTAAACTCATTAAACTCCTCCATGATAGCATATGTGTAACCCACAATACCTTTGATCTTCTCAGGGTCATCCAGACCAGAAAATAGAATTTTAGCTCCATTAGTACATTTGATTTTAAGTTGCTGGAAGTCGAAATAGTCTCCTAGACCCCAATGCTGGACTACTAACTTGAAGTCCTCATAAATAGATCGCTCTATAGTGGAGGAGTACTTACGCAAGACGATAGTATTAACACCCTTAAATAGAGTCTCAACTATTATTTTTTGTACTATACTATATGTCTTACTGGCAGACGAGCCTCCATAAGCAAATACGAATCGTATTGCTGGATTCTCCATGGCCTCTCCTGCATACCAATACATAGGGCAAAACAGTTCCTTCTTGAAATTTATCTTTACTGGTTTAGGCATGGGTCGCTTGGGAATATACTAACTACTTTGTTTGTGCCAAAAATTCTTACTTGATACATCTCAGGAAGAAAAGCTCCTAATTCAGCTATTCTATCGTTGTGTCCTATTACGATTCCTTTTTCGCCAGAATCTAATATCACAGTTGTCTGATTTATCTTTACTGGTTTAGGCATATGTCTAAAATTCTATTTACATCTTGTGACTCCAACTTGTCAGCGTTTAATACCTCTACGTGCTTGTACTTAGTCCACATACTCATAGTGTTTAGCGTGATTTTGTTTACTTATAGAGTCCTCAACTTGCTCGATGTGATCCTCAAAGTCTTCTTGTTTGTGCTGCTTCTCCTCAGCCATTACTATTGCACAAAAGATGGCTAGAGCTATTAGTACCTCAATCATATCCTATCTCTATTGTGAGACCACCCTTCTCAGGCTTCTCTGTGAATAAATGATCTAAGCGAGCTAGTATCTCTACAGCCTTGTCCTTAGAAATTGTCTTAATCCTTGTGTTTGTTACTGGCATACCCATTGCATCTGTAGTGTGCTTAAACTCCAGCTCAGTGATGCACATACGAAGTAATTTGGGTATTTGGTTGAAAGGCTTCATCGTGCCATCCTGATTATAGAAATCGGTGAGGTCAGAGACAATTACCCTCCTCATCATGGTTTGTATCTGCTCCTTAGAGTTTCCGAAACTAGCCATTACCTCCTTGGACATATCCGAGATGGCTACCTGTATATCTGGCTGGCTGATGAGAGTTATAAGCTCCGACATTGGAATGTCAAGCTCATCTCTAATTTGTTCATTAGAGTATCCGTTAGCTATCCTTTGTATTATATCTAGCGTTCTGGGGGTCATTAAAGAGACTCCTTTTTCAATTGGCGAATCTTGCTTCGCCATTTCTACTTGCTTTTCCTTCTTCTTAGGCATTACGTTTCTTTCTGGTGAATTTCCCGTGACTTTCAGAACAATATAGTTGCTGCTTGTTAAATAAGTATCTACCACACCATATACATCTGCGGTTTCCCTTACTATTTATTATTGGTTTAAAGTGTTTACTCATCTCTCCATGATTTAATCCATTCAACAATAAAACTTAGTATTCCCAATAAAACCAGCAAGCCTAGAAAAGTTATGTTCATAAAGGCTTACAGAGTGTTTTATCTTATCTTAGTTGCATATATGCTGACAAAGATACAGAATAACTGGGAAAATAGACATATACAAAGTATATCTAGGTTTTGGTCAGAAATTTTATAGTTTATAGCAGGGTGGAACTCGCGCAGGGTGTGGGGGTTGTCGCAATAAAGTCCGTGATCTTGCTATTTGCGTACATTTTACACATATTCACATCCAGCTATTTGCGTACATTATACACTAATTAAACTAGCTGGCTTTGCTACTTTGCATTACATAGTAGCTGGCTATCACAGCTAGCTGGCTATGCACATGGCAATGCCTTGAGCCTGTCAATATGTCATGCTTTGCGCCACTATGGCAGTCTGCCAACATGGCATGGTATGGATATAGCTGGCTGTCAATCTGGCAGGGTGACAACATGGCAGGGTGTAACG